AAATGCTGTTTTATCTGCCATTGGCGGGTAGCACCTTCAAAAAAGTTTACTACGATGAGACTTTGGGCCGTGCAGTAAGCAAATTTATTCCCGCAGAACAGCTTGTTGTGCCGTATGAGACTTCTGATCTGGATAGCTGCCCGAATATCACGCAGGTAATACGCATGTCACTTAATGATTTGCGTAAAAAACAGGTTTCTGGGTTCTATTTGGACCTGCCAGTGATACCGGCACAAGAAGAACTAAACAGTGTTGATGACGAGATCAACCGAATTGATGGTTTGTCGCCCAGTCAGGTGGATTATGACTGCACGATTCTGGAGTGCCACGTTGATCTGGACTTGGAAGGCTATGAAGATGTGGACGATAACGGTGAACCCACCGGTATCAAGGTTCCTTACGTTGTAACTATTAGTCAGGACAACGGACAGATACTTGCTATCCGTCGTAACTACAATGAGGACGACGAATTAAAGCGCAAAATCCAGTATTTTGTGCATTTCAAGTTTTTGCCCGGTTTTGGTTTTTACGGGTTGGGTTTGATTCATACAATTGGCGGTCTTTCGCGGACCGCGACTGCTGCTTTGCGTCAATTGATTGATGCGGGCACGCTTTCAAACCTACCAGCAGGTTTCAAAGCCCGCGGACTGCGGATCAGGGACGATGATGACCCGCTTCAGCCGGGTGAATTTAGAGATGTGGACGCTCCGGGTGGTGCAATTCGTGACAGTTTGATGCCGTTGCCGTTTAAGGGACCGGATCAGACGCTTTTTGCCCTTCTTGGGTTTGTCGTAGACGCCGGTCAGCGGTTCTCAACCATTACAAATCTGAAAGTCGGTGACGGAAACCAGCAGGCGGCAGTTGGAACGACAATTGCGCTGTTGGAGCAGGGTTCGCGGATTATGAGCGCGGTGCACAAACGTCTGCACTACGCGATGAAGCAGGAATTCAAGATTCTGGCTCGTGTCATGGGTGAAAGCCTGCCGCAAGAATATCCGTATGCTGTTGAGGGTGCGGATACAAAGGTCATGGCCCGTGATTTTGATGACCGCGTAGATATTCTGCCGGTATCCGATCCGAACGTATTTTCACAAGCACAGCGGATTGCATTGTCTCAGACCAAACTGCAATTGGCTGGGGCCGCGCCAGAGATGCACAATATGTACGAGGTGTATCGGGATATGTATGACGCTCTGGGTGTGCGGGATGCAGAGCGGATTATGAAGCGGGTGCCGGACGAAGAGCCGATGCCAAAAGATCCGGCGCAGGAAAACATTGATGCGCTTGATATGATTGAGTTGAGAGCGTTTGAAGGTCAGAATCATCAGGCGCATATTATGGCTCACTTGGTTTTTGGAACGTCTCCGATGGTTCAGGGTTTACCTGCTGTGGCGATGGCGCTGCAAAAGCATGTAATGGAGCATGTTCGCATTGAGGCGAAAGAAAAAGCAGTTGCCGCTTATTTCCAACAGGCTCAAGCTGCAAACGTGCAGTTGCCGCCGGAAGAAGAAGAGCTACAGATAGAGGCTTTGGTCGCTCAGTTTGTGGCCGAAGGTATGCAGAACGTCAAACAGCTTTCTGCGCAGATTTCGGGTCAAGGTCCCGATCCGTTGGTTCAACTCAAAGAACAAGAGCTTCAAATCCGGGCGCAAGCGGAGCAGTCCGACACGCAGCTTGAGCAAGCGAAACTTAATCTGCAAGCGGCCAACCAGCGTCAGCGGGCAGATCAATTCCAGCAGCGTTTGGCTAGTCAGGAACGTCAGACACAGTCGCGTATTGATGCAGCCATGCAGCGGGAGTTTATAAAACAACGCGGGGATAGTTAATGCTAGCAGAGCTTGCCGCCGCCAACGCTGCTTTTGCAGTTATTAAGCAAGCCGTTCAAAATGGACGCGAGTTGGCCGATGCTGGTTCTGCAATAACTAAGTACGTTGGAGCTAAAGAAGAACTGGCAAGACGAGCAAAAAAGAAGAAAAAACCGGGCACTTCTAATAGTGACCTAGAGGAGTTCATGGCGCTCGAAAAGCTCAAGCAGCAAGAAGAGCAATTAAGAGAAACAATGATCTGGTCGGGCCGACCCGGACTATGGAAAGACTGGCAAGCATTTCAAGCACAGGCACGTAAATCGCGACGGGTGCAAGAGGCTCTTGCCAAAAAGCGACGCGAAGAATTTGTGCGGGCGTTAATGATATTCTTAGGTATTGTATTGGGCATCGTTGGCATTTGTGCATTGATTATCTGGGCCCTGTTTTTACGAGCGCTATAATGATGGATGTTTTTCTGTTGCTTGTTTATTTGGGTGTGGGAGAAGATCGTCGCATGGAAAGCAACAACATGCATTTTCGTGATTTGAACGAATGCAATTATTTTGCCTCCCAGCTTTCTAAGAGATATGGTACATATCGTCATAGAGGCGCGATTGACCGTCGGGACAGGGTAACTGCTTACTGTGTTCCGCGGCAAGTAAACCCGGAGAGAACAAAAGTTTATTAAGGAGAGTGAGATGGTCACGCCAAAAAACAAACGCAAAATACGTAAAGTCATAAAGGGTCTGAGCAAAGCATCAAAGACGCACGCAAGACAGGCAAAGACTCTAAGAAAAGCTATTTCTGGCCGAGGCAAAGCGTAATGGGTTGCATTTGGGCAGGTCGCTGGAAAGAATACTTTGCCTTAAAAAAAGAAATCCACGATTGGCGCAAGCAAGGTTTTTCTATGGAAGAAATAGAAAACAAGCTGCGCCGAAAACTTGAGGGCGTAGAGTTGAGGGTGGTAAACGGCTAATGGACCTAGTAAATGCATGGAACGAATTGAGTTACTTTGACGGCGTTCTGTTTACTGTCTGGTTGGGCATTCTGTATGTTGGCAAAAAGAAAATAGATAAGTGGTTAGACTAGATGGATAACAAAAAATTAGAGCAGGGCAGTCGTTACGAAGCGCATGATTTAGACGGCGACGGTATCGTAACGGACGAAGAGATTGCTCGTGAAAAAGAAATGATTGAATTGGAACTTCGAGAGGAAAAAGCAAATGCACAGCAATGGATGGCGTGGGTCGCTATGGGCAGTATGCTCGTATTTACAACTGTGCTTTTTCTTCCTGTGGTTTCTACCAGTCGTGTTAATGCTCTCGCTGACCTCCTTGGGCTTTTTTACATTGCACAGGCTGGTGTTGTCGGTGCATACATGGGTGTTTCAGCGTGGATGAGCAAAAAATAATTTACCGATATGAAGGCCCGATGAACAAATTTAGGCAGTACAATCTTATGCGAAAAAAGATGCGGCGATTAAAGAAAGAATTTAAGGATGAAACCGGTAAATTAAAGGGGTTTTAAATGTTAAGTGTTATTGGTTCGTTAATAGGATTCGCTAGCAGCACCGCTCCGGCAATTGCAGATCATTTCAAGCAAAAGAGTAATCAAAAGTTTGAACTAGAGAAGATGAAAACTATGGCAGAACTGCGTAAAGCAGGTTTTGACCATGAGCTAAAAGCATTCGAGGCGCAGGCTTCGGACAAAGAACATGACCGACTAATTCAGCATGACATGAGTATTAACAGCGGCACAGGAATAATTTCTGCGCTTCAGCGGTCTGTTCGTCCTGTTATTACTTATTGTTTCTTTGGCTTGTTCTTGGCGATAGAAATTACGTTACTACGAGAGGCTCTCAATAGCGGAATGAGCGTGGCAGAATCATTGAATGTTTTGTGGGATGAAGACACGAAAGCAATCTTTGCTGCAATCATTAGTTTCTGGTTTGGTTCCCGCGCCATTGATAAAGCAAGAGGTAAAAGCTGATGGCTGATAATTTTGAAGCTAGTCTGAAAATGGTTTTGAAACACGAAGGTGGTTTCGTAGATCATCCGAAAGATCCGGGCGGGGCAACTAACAAAGGCATTACTCGACAAACTTATGAATCGTTTTTGGGCAGACCTTTGGAGAGTGTTAATGAGCTTATTGAAATTCCAAATGACCATATTCAAGAAATCTATCGGATACGTTACTGGGACAAGGTTAAGGGGGATGACCTTCCTTCTGGCCTTGATTTTTCTGTTTTTGATTGGGGCGTAAATAGTGGTCCATCCCGTTCCGCAAAATTTTTGCAAGGTTTGGTGGAAGTGACACAAGACGGCGCTATCGGACCAAGAAGCCTTGAGGCAATTTCAAAACATGACCCCAAAGATTTGATTGTTGAAATGGCCGCCAAGCGAGAAGGGTTCTACCGGTCGCTTTCTACGTTTGATACCTTTGGAAAAGGGTGGTTGCGCCGTAATGAAGAAACCCGTGACTTTGCACTCGAACTTGTATAGAAGGGTATGAGACTAAATGCGGAGATATAGGTTTGAGCATACATGTCGCGGAATCGGTGTTTCGCATAGTAAGGGAGCACCGCGCAACGATTGAAAATTTACTTGTTTATGACAATGTAAAAAATATGGAGCAATACCGTGAACTAATGGGACAATTAAAAGCATTAGAGCACGTTGAACAGGAACTCAAGAGCCTGCTAGAAAAACAGGAGCAGTTAGATGACTAAATCAAAGCCGAATTTAAAAGCGGCGGCAGAAGGCGTAGCGAAACTATCAGAAGCATATGTTGACGTTACAGACAAAAAATTAGATCCCGATAATATCGGGGGTTCTCTCCTAGACAGGATGCCGGATCCAACAGGATGGCGGCTTTTGATTTTACCTTACAGAGGAAAAGGGAAAACCGACGGCGGTATTTTCCTTCCAGACCAGACAGTAGAAGAGCACACCATTTCCACGCAGGTTGGGTATGTTTTGAAAACTGGTCCTTTGGCATACCAAGATCCAGACAAATTTGAGTCGGGTCCGTGGTGTGAAAAAGGCGATTGGGTAATGTTTGCCCGATATGCTGGCTCTCGTTTTAGAATAGATGGCGGCGAAGTACGCATTCTAAATGACGACGAGATATTAGCTAAAATCCAAGAGCCCGAAGATATTTTGCATTTCTAGGAGATATTATGAGTGACGAAGATGTTAAAGAGAACGAGCAAGTTGAACTTGAATTACCCGAAGAAGAACCTGAAGGATCTGTTGAGGTCGAAGAAGCGGGTGCAACCGGCACAGAAGAAGCCGCCGATAACTTTGACAAAGCAGAAAGCGCAACCCAAAAACGCATAGATCGCCTTACAAAACGTATGCGTGAGGCCGAACGTGATAAAGACGAGGCCATACGTTACGCACAACAGGTGCAGAACGAAAATAATCAGTTTAAACAACGCATACAAAACATGGATCAGAGCTATGTGTCTGAATACAGCAATCGCGTTGAAACACAAATTAGTTCTGCCGAAGCAGATTTAGCTCGTGCTGTGGAATTGGGAGACTCTGCCCAAGTTGTAGAAGCACAAAAAAGGCTCACACAATTAGCTATCGAAAATGATCGTGCTCAACAGGCAAAAGTGCAGCAAGAAAGATATGCTCAACAGCAAGCCGCTCTTCAACAGCAAACAGCATATCAACAGCAGCAACCGCAACAAGCGGCACAGCCTCAACAAGCTTACAAAGAACCGGACCCAAAAGCTCAAAAATGGGCTGAAAGAAACGATTGGTTTGGGTCTGATGAAGCCATGACTTTTGCTGCTTTTGGCATCCACAAAAAACTTGTAGAGGACGAGGGATTTGACCCAACCTCTGACGAGTACTATAGTGAATTGGACAGCAGGATGATTGAGGAGTTTCCTCACAAATTAGATCCTGCTCAAAATGATAAACGGGGAAGCAAGAGGTCCGCCCAGAATGTTGCTTCAGTATCCCGCTCTACCGGTGGGCGCAGTAGAGGAAAGAAGGTTAGACTCACCCCTAGCCAGATTTCTATAGCTAAAAAATTGGGTGTGCCGCTTGAAGAATACGCGAAATACGTGAAGGAGTAGGTTATGACGGACGATCAAATCAATGAAGGTACGGCAAAACGTGCTTCTCGCGCAAAACAATCTAGGGAGAGTACGGAAAGGCGTAAACCGTGGGCTCCCCCCTCAATGCTAGATGCACCGCCTGCACCAGATGGGTTTAAACATCGTTGGATTAGAGCAGAGGCTCGTGGCTTT